TTTATATCCGCTCTTGGTACTTGGGACTGTAATTGTCCCGCTGTCATGACTGATTTCATATTATAACTCTATGTTTTGTTGGTTGACTGCTTCATTCGCTGTATACAACTGTTTCGGGACTTTTGTTACGATTTCTGCTGAATCGTCGTCATATGTACCTATAAGAAATAATGAGTAATCCATGGGATACTTTTTAAATTCGCTTTCTGGATGTTCACACGCTTCATAAAATGAGCGTTTTGCTAGTCCATCAGTGTTGAAGAATAATGGTTTTCCGTAAGCTTCTGCTTTTGCGTCATATACTGCATAAATATTAATTTTCATTTTCGTAGTCCTCGAAATTTCTGGTTAAATTTTTAGTTTGTATTTGTTTGAGTCTTTCTTTAATTAGACTCCTTTCATCGGTGTTATCCGATTTGTTTTGAGCTTTTTTAATACGTCGTTGACTTTTCAGTAATTAGTATTTTATAGGGTCTTCCTTTTCCAACAGCTTTAAGAAATATCTTGGTGGCTGTGTTTCAAAGGCTTTCCCGCGTCGCTCTAATAATACACTATCGTTTTTAGCTATGTCTGTCAAATACTTGTTTGCCCATTCTTTGGCAATTGCTGGATTTCTAGACATTGTTATGTATTCCGGCTTTACTGGTGTTGTAATTACTTCTCCAGTTGATTTATCTATGCCGGTGGGTTTTTGATAATGTTGTTCGCTTTGCTCTCCTGTAACTTTTTTCATGATATATCGTGCCACGTAGGCACATGATTCAAATGTTACTTGACCTATGGAGCAATAGCCTTTGTCCCATATTTTGTCAAGTGTCTTTGATTTGTAAATCAGTTCACCTGATTTTGTTCGTTTGAATTCTTCCATATCTTCAAACGTTACGCCAAATAGTATGGCGTGATAGTGGGGTCTTCCTAACCCCTTAATAAAGTTATTACATCCGGTGTATTGTTTTCCGGATTTACTTTCTTTGTGCATTATGTAGCTTGTGCCACATGTTTTGCATGTTTCGCCGTATTCACCACAGTGAAAATATTTAAGTTTAGGACTTCGGCGTTTTCCGTCCACTTGTATAATACTAAAGTGGTACCTTAGTGCTTTCATAAAATTTTGAAAGTCTTCAACGTGTAAACTACCATCTTTGGGTAGATTTTCGTTGTTGTATGTTAATGTAATGAATGTTCTTTGCTCCTCCGGCCAATTAGTGGCCTCTTTGATTAATCGAGTTGCCCACTCTCTAGAACGTGCTAGTCTACAAGACCAGCATTGTCCACAAGGGACTTCCATTTTGATACGTGTGGGAGATTTGTTTTTATTAAATACTATTCCTCCCCCTGCACCTACCCATCCTTTTAAAGAGCTTGAGCAGGGCATTACATTCTAATGCCACCGCGCATTTGGGTAGCTTTGTTTTGCAGATTGAAACGGTGGGTACCATCTGCTGTTTTTGTAAATATCTTTTTTGATTTTTTAAGATTCATCTTTTTACGATTTTTCATTTTTATTACCTTGTTGTTTAAGTTTAATAATTTCTAACTCTTGACGATTTTTACGTTTTTGGGCTTCCTTTCTAAAATAGAAAGATACTCCCAGTGTTATGATGTCTAACAATTTAGTTATCCACATTTTTTAGCTCCTTTGTCGCTTGTTTTTAGTCTGACGAAGTGAGATTCGTCAGTGGGCACAGTTACATCAAGTGAGGTAATGTGCCCACCTCCGATGGAGGACTACTCCTTATCCCCTGACGGGGTCGATTCAACGTCTGAAGACGAGGGAACCTCGTCATCAGTCGTCGAATTATTTCCGATGATTCCATCTTTCATGTCATCACGGTTTTCTTGAGTTGCTACAAACTCTAAGAATTGAGCAGGGTCATGGTTAAACCTTGCTCGTTCTTGTGCAGGCAGTTCTTCAAACATGCTGCTTACTTCTGCAACTTTGTTTTGCGCGTCTTGAAAATCAATCGCGGTAACGTCCAAGTATTGCTCTTGATACTTGTTTAAATGGTTTACTACGCCTGTACGGCGATATTTTTCTAAAATGTAATTAATATCACATTGTTGTTTTTGTTCCTGATGAGTGACTCCCTCATCGTCTTTGTAACATGTTTGTTTACGAATGCGTTCGCTATATGCTGAATTGAACATTTTTGTGTCCTGTTTTAATAAATGTTTTTGGATTGGAGATAAACTCCATCTTTTTAGTTACTGGATGTGTAATGTACGTTTTACCGTCCATTGTTGTCTTTAACATTTGCTTACGCAAATTTTGTAATATTTCTGGTTTTGGAATCATTATTTATTCCTATTATAAGTTTTTTTGTTACCTGCACGGTAAGAATTTTCTTTACGTTTAGGTGGCTTATCAAGCTTAGCGCCTTTTTTAATATTCTCCCATAACGGACTATCTGGTCTAGATTGGAATTCTAAATCTCTTGCGGAATTTGTTGAAACGTCTGCCGCTTTACCCCAATCTAAACCTTTAAGCCAATCTATAGCTTTATTTGTAAGTCCACCAGCTTCTGACATAAATGCCGCTTTTAAAGAATTTATATCAGCTTCGTGTTTTGTCCTACGTTGTTGCTCAGCTAATAATTGTGTCTGCTGCCTAGTTTGTTTAATTTGCTCTTTAGCTTGTATTGCCGCTAATGCTGATGCTGTAGTTCTTCCTACTGCTTCACCTAATTGAGCATTTTCATTTTGCATTGTTGCCGATGCACCAGCTGGTGATGATGCTGGACTTCCTAATGCTAATATGCGGTTTAATCCCGCTTTTTCTAAATCTGCAGAGCTACGTTGATATGCTGTGTTTGACATTCGTTCCTGAAATGCCATTTGTTCTCGTGCTATCTTTAAATTTGCTCTGTTAGCGGCACTTTGTCCGCTTTTTCCGAGCAATCCGCCGACTATACTGCCGGCGGCTGAGATAGCAGCTGGAGCCCATGCTGCCATAAATTACTCCTTAGAAATGGTCTATCATACCCGGCGGTGAAAATACCGGCATAGGTCTAATACTCGTATAGTTAAAGTATGCGTCCATAATAAAGTGTGGTTCGCTTGGTACTGCGATGCAACGGTCTAATGGTGTATTACTTTTTATAAAAGTATCGCCTAAAGTTGGCGTATTAGCAAAATCTTCTGATACGTGCCATGCGTCTAGTGAAGCGCTAGCGTCTGAACGGAATAAACCTGTTAATTGTGAACGTTTATATTTGTACTCTGCATAACGTTCTTGATAGCCGAATACTTCTTCGTCTGTTGCTGTACCTGAAACAAAAATTTCTTTGTTTAGTACTGCTTGTTCGCCTAAATGTGCAAATGTTGGGAAAAAGAAATCATATTGTGTTTCTCTTGACCACATTTTATCTAGGCCTTGCTGATATGTTAAATCAGCTCTTACATTGGCTAATCCAATGATATACCCATGCTCCGTGAAACTCTTTGTAAATCCTGAATTATTCTCTGAAGCTGTTCCGAATGCTGAGAGATTACCTTGAGGAGATGTTGAGTCTGTACTTGACTGTTGTGCAACCGGATGGATATTGACAGGTGTGCTTCCGCCTCCGAGATATTCCGGACGTTGTAATCGAGAATCTGGGCTTGTGACTCCAAAATGAGCCTTAACTTTTTCAGTGTAGCGCGTTCCTCCTCGCGCATCTCTTTCAAGAAATCGCTGAATCTGGAATGCTTGACGCCAGTCGTTGATGCTGGCTGATGTTGCTTGTGCAAGGTCGGCATATAACATGTCCTCATCTGGAATACTGTTTAATGTGTTACCTAACTTGATAGAATCACTAACACCTTGATCAGTCATATACTTTTTATTAGAACCTGCATAAAGTCCTAAAGTATCATTTGCTGATGTTGATGTGCTAACTGATAAAAATGCTTTATCGCCTAATGGTACTTTAACTTCATCACCTTTCTGTGCAAACGGTAAACATGATGTAAAGTAATCGTGGCGTTTGCCACGTGTTGCAAGCTCTGTAGGTATTAGACCCGGAACACTAGTTGTCCATATGCCGTTTGAGTCATCTTTTTTAACCGGTGCGGAATCTTGTAAGTTTTGATCTCTAAACCATTCATTATAAATTAACCAATAGGCTCGAAATGGTAATGAAGATGGGCTTAATTGTGTATTAATGGGAATGCCAAAATAATCAAATAAATCACCAGTTGATGGTGTAAAGTTTCCTGTTTTTGGAATTACATAATCCGTTGAATCACCCGGATTTGTTTGTTCGCCAAAGAATTTAGCATAGTTGTCCCAGACTAATCGCATGGGTACAAAAAAATAAAATGTATCTAAATACATGTTATCCATAATTGGATTGATTGGTGTCGCTAATCGAGCGAATATGTTTGTATTAAGTTTGTGTGTGTCCCCTGGTAGAACTTCATCCACCAGAATAGGGACTAACTTATCGCAATCGAAAGTTGTTTTTAAACCGT